ATGACGTTGTAGAGCTCCAGAAGGGTGCTTATGAGCTTTCCCTTCAGCTGCTCAAAGGCCCCGTAAGATGTCTGGGCAATGCGCTCCGTCATATTGTTGAACTTGCCGCCTTCTCCAGTGGCTTTCTGGAAGGCTGCGCGTACCATGTCAAACGTGACAAGGCCCTTGGACATATCGTCCTTGAGCTGTGCTACAGATTTGCCGGTGAGTTCAGATATATCCAGGAGTGGATTGTAACCGGCATTGATGAGCTGGAGCAGATCCTGCCCCTGCAGCTTGCCGGCAGAGCTTATCTGACCGAAGACAAGGGCCAGCTGCTGCAGCCGGTTCTTGTCTCCCTGGGCGACGTCGCCCAGCATCTTGAGGTCATCCACCACAGTCTCAGTGCTGACACCGAAGCCCAGCATCGTCTGGGCGGCCTGCTGTGTGGTGGAACGGTCCCAGAGAGTATTGTCCGCGTATTTGTTGAGCTCTCCCAGCATCTTTGTCGCTTTCTCTTCATTGCCCACAAGGACATTGAAGGCTACGGCTGTCTTCTCCGTCTCCATTCCAAGCTTGGAAACGACGCCTATTCCGGCCGTAAGAGCTACGATCGGATTTGTAATGAACTCCGCTCCAGGCAGAGACCGGAAAGCCTGTCCCAGGCCTTTTGTGAGGCGCGAGGAGAAGCGTGCGGCGGAGCGGTCAGCCTGGTCCAAGCCACCCTGTACGGCTTTGATCTTGGAAAGGGCCTGACCGTCCCCCTGGGCGGCTATCTGGATTATATACTGGGCAATGTTCATTTGGCGTTACTCTCTGATTGGCGGATGTGCTTGAGCTGGGCAATAGACTGTGCCCACTGCTGGTCTGACAGCTGGTCCGGATCCATATGAAGGTAATAGCGTATGAGCGTATTGAAATACCCTACCATATCGGCCTCCGGGCGGCCGTCGGCCAGCTCTATAGCTTTTTTAGCTCAGCCTCCTTTGTTTCAGCGAGGGCTCCCAGAACGGGAACGGCCGCCAGGAAGTATGCGTCATCCTCCTGGAATTCCTTGTCACCGTCAATCCAGCACTGCTGGAGAAGGATTTCAGAGAACTTCACTGAATCCTTTGCCTGGTTGGATCCGGCCATTGCGAAGGAGAGATCCTTACGGCCGGGCTTGTGGAGGACCGCTTTCTTATCGTCGCAGGAGATCTCAAAGACCTCCCCGTATTTTTCTTTCCAGCCCTTGAGCTGTTCATCTGTGTAAGTAAACATTTTTGTGTGCGTTTTATTGGTGTTTAAATAGTATTATAATGGAGGGGGCCAAGTTAATGGCCCCTTCCATCTAGTTGTAGTCTTCAATGACGTCAAGCATCACAAGGGGAAGCTCAATCTCCATGAACTTGTCATTCTGATTGAGGGTCTTCGGCTTGGAGGTGATCTCCACCCCTGAAAGGAGGTCAGTATGGATGACGTCTCCCTTGGAAGGGTTACCGTAAGACACTATGATGTTGAAATTGACGTCAAGGGCGTCTCCACCGGCGGCGGCGTTGAGAGCGTCGTACTCGGACTGGAGGAGGCGGATGGAGCCCTCATAGGACTTGTTTCCGCGCTGGATGCCGTGAGGCTTGTTCCCCTTGGCATAAAGCGCTTCCTTCTCCTGGGATGAGGTGTAACTGACGCCTCTGATGCCGGTGACGTCACGGCCAGCCATCACAACTGTGAGGTCTGCCCATTCGTATTCTTTGCTGTCAAACATAGGGCTCTAGTTGTTATTGGTGAGGAATCCGATATTAACGACGATCTCACGGGCGTAGCCGTAAGGGCGCACCTTCAGGACACCTTCCACCTTGGAGGTGGAGAGGACGTTCTGGCTGGGATCAATGAAGAACTTGCAGCCGCTGCCGTCCACTACGGAGAGCTCTCCGGCGGCGGACATCTGGGCGTTGATGGCGTCTTCCACCGCAGCCTGCCAGCTCTTGAGCACCGGGGTCTGCATAGTGCCGTCAGTGTTCACCTCGATCTCATCAAGGAGGAACTGCAGCATTGTCAGGTAGGCAATGCGGGCGGCCTTGTCAACGGTGCGGCGGGCGGTCAGGTGGGCGTAGTCGTCAGTGCCGGCTACGGCTAGGGGGTCATCTACCAGGTAGTAACCTGCGAGGCCCACGTAGATGCGGGGGCAAATATAACCCTTGCTGTAAAGGACATCCACTACGGACATGGCCTGATCCACGCTGGAGGAGCCGATGAACATCTCTGCAGGAGCCAGGGCGCCTGTAGCTACGCGGCCGATGTTACGCTGCACAGGAGAGGCCGCTATACGGCCGGCAAGCGTACCTACTGCTGCATTGATGGAACCGGTAACGACATCACCGATGAAGACTCCCACGCGGTTATAGGCGAGTGTCTTCAGATCCGGCGCGTCATCGGCCGATTCAAAGTGGCGGCCTTCCAGGATAACGAATATCGGGGCATACAAGCTGTCTGCAGCCCAGTCGGCGAGTGCCTGAGCTTTAGGCATAGCTGTAAGAACATCCGGATCCAGGCCGTCTACTACTGTTGCGGCCGCAGTAGATGCAGACGCCACAATAAGACCGCGGAGAGCACCGCGCAGCTCCTGGAGGATGGACTTCATCGGGCCGGATTCGACATCAAGCACGGACGTCATGGACGTTGCCTCAATGCCGATAAGGTAAACGGGCGTACCCTCCTCAGCCTCCGCAAAGAACTGATTGACCAGCTCCACAATACGTGCGTTATTGGTAGCGGTGATGCCAAGGCCCACAAGGTCCTCAGGACGCACCAGGCGGTACTGTTTGCCCAGCACGAAGGTTGTTGAGACGGCCGTAGCGCCAAGCACGACAAGGCCAAGCAAGCCGTCCTGGTTATCCGGTGCCGTTCCAAGCAGACCGTTCAGATAGTTGATTTTTACTCTCGGAAGCATTTGGTTGTAGAATTAAATATGCCGCCCCCGACGGGGCCGGAGGCGGCAAGGTTCAACTTCGGCCGACCGGTTATTCTGCGGTATCGGTCACGATGGCGTAGACGCCCTTCTTGTCATAACGACGGATGGCACCGCCCACACGTACCAGGAAGGAGTAGACGTCGCCGTAATACTCCGGATTGTTGACCTGGTCAAACATGATGACCTCGCCAAGGGCGCGGCTGAGGGAGTCACGCTGCCAGGCAAGACCGCCGGCCAGATCGGTGGCTGCGCCTGCTGCGTCAATGGCCTTGATGGTGCCGTCTGCGGCGAAGCGGTAAACGGTGGAGCGCACCATTACCTCAAAGCCGTAAAGCATACCCATCACGCCGCGCTTGACGTCAGCGGCCTGGAAGAAGCCAATGGCCTGAGTCTGGGTCATGCCGTCCAGCAGCTGCTGGTACATATTGGCATCCAGCAGCAGGTAGCGGTCCGTCTGAGGCACGTTATCCTTGTTCATGCGCAGCTGGAGGGCAGCTACGTCTGCAGGAGTGATCTGCTTACGAAGGCCGGTGGCATCAGGAGTCCAGGCGGCTACGCCGGTACCGGTGGTGAGCACGCGGTTGGCGGCTGCGGGGAGCCAGTTGGCAAGCATTGCCTCGGCTGCCTTGAAGATGATTTCCTTGCGGTCCTGGTCAATGACGCTGTTGCGCTTGTTGTAGGACAGCTCAACCATATCGGCATAGGGGATGAGGATAGGGTTGGTGGTGAGCTCGTGGAGCGTGTAGTCCACGTCCACGTCAATGCGCTTCTGCACGGTGGCGGGAAGGCTGGAACGGTCAACGACTACTCCGGAGGGAGCGCCGGCATTGGGGATGTGTACCTTCTTGCCCTCATTGACGTAGATATCGTCATTGACGGCCTTGGAGAGGAAGGAGTTGTCGGCAAAGAGGCCTTCAATGATGGTCCTCTGCCATATTTCTTTCTGTACTGCCATAGTTAGATAGAATTACGGGTTAAACGCTAGAGGTTGAAGGCTTCTTTGTATTTGGCCTTGTAAAGTTCAGGGTATTTCTCCTTGAGCTCTGCCAGACGGTCGGCCTTGTCAATCTCGTCCCAGCTCATCTGGGCAAGATCTTTGGGAGCACCGGCTGCGCCGCCATTAAGGTACTCCTGGATGGAGGGAGCGCCGGCAGCTGCCTTTGCAGGGAGAGCGTTGATGATCTCCTTGGCGGTTGCCTCGTCAGCGACCATCAGCTTACGGTAGTTGTCCTTCTGCTCGGCTGCGAAGCGGCCCTCAGAGACGGCCTGATTGAGGAAGGCTTCAATCTGGGCGTCCTTGGATGCCTTGAGCTCTGCTTCCAGTGAATTGACCTTCGCCTGGAGAGCGTCGACCTTTGCGGCCTCGTTGGAGAGTTTCTTGACCTTATCGACGATTGCGTCTTCGGTCAGATCCTTGAATGAATCGTTCAGGGATTTGATTTTGTCAATGAATTCCATATTCTGATTTTTTGGTGATTTGCTGTCAAAATGAGCGGCAAACTGGTAGACCTGCTCATTGGTGGGAGCGGAGCCCAGAGCCTGAGCTGCGCCGGTAAGGTCATAGATCTCGTCACACAGGCCGATGCGTGCCGCCTCGTCAGCGGTGAACCAATGATCCTTACCGTCAAAGTAGGTCTGCTTGACCTGCTCTGACGGCATACCGCATTTGCGGCTGATCATATCGGCCAATGTGCCCTCAAGACCTTCAATGAGGTCAGCGCACTCACGCATATCACGTGCGCCGCCCTTGCAGGATCCGGAGACGGAGTGAAGCATAAGGCGGGAATAGCGCGACATATGGAGCGGCTTGCCACAAAGGGCAATGATACCGGCAATGGAGGCGGCCAGGCCGTCTACAAAGATATTCACGTTGGACTTGCTGTCCTTCAGGGCGTTGAATATGGCAATGCCGGCAAATACCTCTCCGCCGTTGGAGTTGATGTGAACGTCAATGAAAGGGTACTCCTGGGCAAGATATGCCATCTCGGAGACTATCCTTTCCGGAGAGACGCCCTCATCACCGCCAATGTCCCCGTACAGCATGACGGAGACGCGGCCGTTTCCGGTCGGAACAAGATTGAAAAATTTTCCTTTGGGCATAGGCATTTGTGAGTTATTAAAAACTTTCGGCGCAAATATGGCTTCTATCATAATAATTTGCAATTCCAAGATTTAATTAATAATGTATTTTAATATTGGCACTATGGTTAGATAATATTATTTAATATTAAAAGTTGTAAATAAGGCAAGTAGAAGCCATTTTTGCGAAAAAGTTTTACCGTATGGCAAACAACCTGAAAAACACCCAGAAGAAGAACATAGCCAAGGAGCTCTACCTGCACGGTGATTTCACGCTTGAGGAGATCGCCGCCAAGGTGGATGTGACCAGGCAGACCATAGCACGCTGGGCAAGAGAGGACGAATGGTCCAGCATCAAGGCCACTATGACCGTGGGCAAGGCCAATACCCTCAAGAATATGTACGCGCACGTGCAGCGCATCAATGAAGCCATCCTGCAGCGCGAAGAGGGTGACCGCACCCCTACGCCCAAAGAGGCGGATATCCTTTCAAAACTGGCTTCCGCCATAGACAAGCTGGAGAGCGAGACCGGCATCAGCGAGCTGGTCAGCTCCGGCATTGAGTTCATCTCCTGGCTTCGCGGCGTAGACGCTGAGAAAGCCATTGAGTTTGCCTCCCTTTGGGATGCCTTCCTGAAAGAAAAGTTCTAGCTATGAAGGAGATTGACAAGAAAGCCCGGCAGGCGTGGGAGCAGTTTATCAGCGACATACGCAAATCCACGCCCACGGAAAAGCTGACAACGGCCGAAAAGGAGAAGAAGAAAGCCTACCTGGAGAAGCACCCCGTAGAATGGATGCAGTATTTCTTCCCCAATTATGCCGTCTGTCCTTTTGCACCCTTCCAGAAGGAAGCCATCAACAGGATCTGCCGCAATGATGAGTGGTTCGAGGTGTGGAGCTGGGCCCGTGAGCTCTCCAAGTCAGTCACCTCAATGATGCTGGAGCTCTTCCTGATGCTTACCGGCAAGAAGCGCTACCTGCTGATGGTGAGCGCTACGCAGGACGCTGCCATCAGGCTGCTCTCCCCCTACCGCGCCAACCTGGAAGCCAATGGCCGCCTCATAGACTTCTACGGGGAGCAGGTCTCCATAGGCAAATGGGAGGAAGGGCACTTTGTCACAAAGAGCGGCCTCACCTTCCTGGCGGTAGGTTACGGCAATGCGCCCCGTGGTACAAGGAATGAATCCGTCCGTCCTGACATCATAGACATAGACGACTACGACACTGACAAGGACTGCCGCAATCCCGTCATCCTGGACAAGAAGACGGAGTTCATAGAGCGTGCCGTCATCCCCACCCGTTCAGTCAGCACGCCCACCCTCATACTGGCAAAGGGTAACCTCATTGCCAAAGACACCTGCATTGCCAGGATGGGAGCGAAGGCAGACAAGCATATGATCATAAACATAGTGGACAAGAACGGGAAGAGCAGCTGGCCGGAGAAAAACTCCCAGGAGCACATTGAGCGCGTCAAGGCTACCATCTCCACCGGTGCCTTCCAGGCAGAGTATATGAACAATCCCATCCATGAGGGAAAGGTCTTCAAAAACCTCCCCCTGGGCAAGATGCCGGCTCTTTCCAAGTTCAAGTTCCTTGTCTGCTACGGAGACCCCTCCACCTCCAATAATGGCAAGGCTGCCAGCTCCACAAAAGCCGTCTGCCTCATCGGCAAGATCCGCACAACATTTTATATTCTGAAGGCCTTTGTGGACCGTCCCTCCAACGCTGTATTCATTGACTGGTATTACCAGTGCAAGGCGTGGGTGGCAGGCCGCGTGCCGGTGTTCTACATGGTGGAAAACAACTCCCTCCAGGATCCCTTCTATGAGCAGGTCTTCCTGCCGCTCATCAGGGAGGAAAACCAGCGGAGGGGGGACAGTCTCTTCATCACCGGCGACGCCCGGCCGAAGACGGACAAGGCCTCACGTATTGAGGCCAACCTGGAGCCCATTGACCGCAATGGCGCCTGGCTGTTCAATGAGGATGAGGCCGACAACCCGCA